AACAGGCTGTTTTATAATGTGCGTTACGTTACTAGACCTTGACGGTTGAGTCAAGTCAGTAAATGTAGGGTCAGTACCTTCTGCGTCCGAAGAAACAGTAGTAGGTCGTGAAACATTATATTTGAGCCATTCGTGTAGCGTTCCTTTAGCGGTACTAGTACCAAAAAGGGTCATTAGAGGAGTCTCATCTGGTGAGACATCTCCAATTATATCTAGCAAATCCTCACGCCTTGCAGCGTCTTGATCGTTATTGTTACTTTAACTTTTTGTTAAAGGCTAGGTCATTTCTGCCTAGCTCTATATATTTCTACATAGACCAGACTATAGCTTCACCCTATGTTGTTAGGGGCCTTTCGCTTAGTCGTTACACGCGATATATTTTCCATGGCGATAGTTGGGATTTTTGTTTCCAATTGAAAACAAATGCCAACACCTTAAACTACAATGCTAATAATATATCTTCGCTCGGTATTGTCTTTTCTACATTGTCTATCACAGTACTATTACTATAAGTTATAATAGACCAATGTCAAGTCAGAGTTCCACCGAATTCAGAAAGGTTATCCTATAGAAATTACTCTCTATGGACTCTTTGCCTAATTTTTTTATTTTGGACCAGGCGTTAAAGTTATAAGTCCAAATGCCATATTATTATTTCACATCCTCTCTCCGTACTGATTTGTTCAGCACGGAGATACGGACATCCGTGCTAGCCTTTCTCGTTGGTTAGAATATGCTCTGAGTGCTTTATTCTTTCCGCCAGGGCGTTATCGTCGTTCAAATACCTCGTTCGGTATTTTAACTTCTCCAGGTCCTCATCAGCATTCATAGCTTGTTCTGCTCTGGGCTGTGAAGGAACGTTAGAAGTAACTTGTTCCTTTAATTGTTGTGCCTCTTGAGAAGCAGTCTCTATTTGAGCCTGCGCTTCTTCAGCGGCCACTTGAGTTGTTTTCCCCTGCGCATTTTTCACTAAATCTGCGGCTTCTTTGAAAGATAGAGGTCTACTATCTTCATAGTCTAAAGGATTCTGAAAAGAATCAATTAGAACCCCTCTAACTTGTTTGTTAAACAAAGAATTAAAGTTAGCAGCATTAGGGTTAAGTTCTGGATAAGCACCAAAAGTTTCCTTTTCTTGCCTTTCCACTTCACGACTCTCTGTTAGTTTTAAGTAATTTTGAATCGTATTTTCTGCCCTTGCTGTTTTTTCCGCAATTTCCTGTTGGGCTTTTTGAATCTCAGTCATTTTAGCGGCAAATTTTTCTTCATTGAAAAATCTTTCGCCTGTAACTGGGTCTTTATCAATAAAGTCGCCAGGAGCTACGTTTGTTTCTGCAGGTTGCGAAACTGGTTGTTGTGCCTGTTGAACTTGCTGTTTTAAAGCATTGTTCGCCTCGTTTAGTCTTCTATTACTATCGAGCAGTTTCTGGAACTGTTCTTTAGTTTTATCAATACTAGTATCTGGCAATATTTCAACAGGTGTCTGTACGGCAGCGGGCGCCTCTTGCGTCTCAACTACTTCCGTGCTTACACCAGAATCGACAGGTATTTCGTTAATTTCCATACTTTATACACCTCCTTTCCTCCACAATAGTGGAATGCGTGATATTTTTCATGCGCGTCCGCAAACGACACATAGGTAATTAGTATATTGACTAACTAACTCTTTTAAATGTACTTAGAGACCTAAAGACTCCCCCCGATAAAAAAGTTTGCCTTTTTTTATCTCTAATTGCCCCACGAGGCCAAAATGACAGTGTTTGCACACGGCGCCATTTTCTCTTCTTATAAATTCGTGGTTGCACTTTTTTGCGGGAATATCTTCTATCCTCTCAACTTTGTTTCCCGACCAAAAATCTTGAGAGGTAATATTGTAATAACTATCAAAATGACCATTCTTCAACGACACCTCGTCTGATGGCGGCATTGCTGGCAGTGTATCTTTATCCATTTTTATATTTTCATTGGCCTAGCGCCCTGTATTTCTCCACTTTTCTTTTTACTTAAATACTCACTATTATTGATTGATTTTTGAATTTTCTCTAATAATTCTCTAGCGTTATTAGCAGCATAAAAAGCATTTAATTCTCTCCACATCCACTCATCTTTTGACAAACCACCTGGTTTATCAACTTCTCGCGGGTCAACCCATGAATGGAAGGCTAAATCTTCCAGCCACAACTTAAGAACTCCAAAACCAGCGGTTTGGGTCATTTCATACAAGTTTTGACCTTCTCTTAATTCTGCTTCCTCAACTTGATTTAAATTTTTTTCTATTTTATCATTTTCCATATTTTTAACTTAAACTTTTAGGCGACGCTGGACCGAGGCCAGTTTCAAAAGGAGATGGCTGAGGAACTTCCCCTCCAGCATTTGGATTAGTCCCCCCTGGGATACCCCCTGTAGACCCACCAGACGAGCCAGAAGCCTTACCTAAAGCACTTAACATAGCATCCATGCCCCCACCTGATGCTGGAGTAGCTGTAGGAGCTGTGGCGGGTGCAGAAGCAGATTCAAAATATTTTTCTGCATCTGAAAAACCCAAATCCTCAAGCCATGTTACAAACAATTCTTTAAATTTAGGCTTAGTATTTTCAGCCCCCAACATTGCAGTAACATTAGGATTACTTGTCAGTAAAGAAATAGCTTGTTGTCTGGCTTGCTTTTTTTCTTCATTAGCAGTTACCTGCATTGATTGAACATCTATTATAAAATCATAACCACCTTTTACATCAGCTGGTTCAATAAGCAAAGTTCCCCCTTTGTCGTTACCACCAAGTTTAAGTTTAGGAGTAAAAACACCTTCTTTGTTTTTAACTGGGAATTTAGGCACAGTAAGACCTTCTGGGCTAATGTCAATATTGTTTAATTCTTCAACACTGCTGTTCATTATTCTGTCTTGTGTAAATTGAGCAGTTTCATCTGGTAAAACCATATCTGAAAGACCTTGAGCCTGTAAGAATTGAAGAGTATCTGGGCCAGCCACTCTTAAAGGATACCAAAGAGCTTTGGGGTCAGAAAACAAAAGAACCTGGTTCATTGAAAACCACAACATGTATTGTCTTTTAATGGCTTCAGCTAAGGAAATTTGATTAAAATTATCTCTAGCGTTTCTCTGTAGCTGCAAAGCCTTAACCTCAGTAGCTGTTTTATCAGCTTGATATGGTTGAGTATTAGAAACTCCTAACGAGGATTCTCCAAGTGTATTCATCATGGCCGCAACCAGAACAGAGTAAGTATTGTTGAAAAATTGAGCAGCATTAGAGTGAGACTCGACTAATCTAAAGTCAGAGTTAGGGTTATTCATTATCCAACGAGCACCCTTTCCCCACTCTAATGTCTGTTGTCTAACCCCAGGGCCTATAGCAATCGGGGTATAAAGATTCTGATTAATTTCATCTATGTACTGACACAATATGGCGTTTATAGCCTTCTGAAGACCCTTAATTGGTTCTATTTCTGATACTCCGTACAAGTCATCATCGATTGCATAATATCTAAGCATTACAATCGGAAGTTCGTTGTTTTTATAAGGATTATCTATTTCTCTAATAATAATACCGTGTTTTGGTGAAAAAGTAATCCACTTATCTCTTCGATACTCAGTTACTATTTCAATAGTCTTAAAAGTACCATCTTTACCAATAGGGTCAGATTCCAGGCCAGCAATTGCTCTATTCCTAGACTGCCAGTTTACTGAACGTGAATCCCCACCATCTTTTACACTGTCTTCTCCTGAATCAACAATTTTTTTAAGTTCAGCCAGATTTTTGTAAATAGGCTTACTTCTAGCTTCATCATTTACTGTTTTTAAATCCTGCCAGGTGACATATTGCCTAACGTGGAACCAATTACAGTTTTCAATAGCAGTACCAGTTAAGTCGTGGGCAATATCGCGATTATTAAGAACTTTCATTTCTGGACCATCAAATAAAACATTGCCAGATTTGTCAGTCTCATATCTCCAAGTAGCAAGGGCAAAAGAAGCACCATACTTACGAGTATTCATATCCATCATGGCCCATTTTGATAACATTGTGCCACCATAATTAGCACTGTCCCACTGATAAGATAACAGCTCATTGTTAATTCTGGCGCCTATGACATCAGAACCCTCTCTTGGGACAAGAGTTCCTTCTGGTTTATTAGAAATTAATCGGGAAGTTTTTTCAAGTATAAAAGTAAATACACGGGGGTCAAAAAGAAGAGCATCATATGGCCAAGTGCTTTCATCAATCCATGAACGAAATAGCTCATCAGCCTCATTAAATGAAATAGTACCAATACGATTGCGCCCTGTTGCACGTTTTTCGGTTTCTTGGAAACCAACATCATAATGTTGTTTAACTTGTTTAAAGATTTTGTCGTCTACAGTTGTATTATTAGCCATATATTTAAAAACCAACCCCAAAACTATTACAAGTTAAAGATTGGTACCAGGGGTGTTCCCTAATATACCCATTATAGATTAGAAAGTATCAAACTATACATGCTGTGTCAAATTATTATAAGCCTGATATCGTATTTGGTAGTTTTTCCAGTATTAGAGGCTCGTTGATTTTGTCTGCAGACTGGCTACGAATAAACCTAATTACCCCGTTTTCTATCTCAATTACAACATTCCCATATTTAGTTGTATCAGAAATATTTTTTAGATGATAAACTACTTTCCAAAGCACAAAAGGGTTAACTTTTGTCTTATCTAAAATGTCCATTAAGACAAAAATATCTGGACGCATTGCTTTAAGTGTCTCTGTAAACTGTTCTTCGTTTTTCTTTTGTTGTTCGTCAAATTCCATTATCTGAACCTCCACTTGTCTTTTGCTTTTTGTCTAGCTTCTTCATCATAGTTCCCAAAATTAATTGAAGGTGTTAACATTTGCACCTGCCAAGCTCCAGCTAAACTCATGACTAAATCATCATGTTTGTTGGCTTTTGCTTGTGCTCTTCCTTTTACAATCATAAAACTTCTCATTTGGTCTATAATTTCTTTATCATATATTTTTAAATACCCTGATTCAGTTCCAGACTGTTTAACCGCCAAAGAAAGGTCGTCTAACATTTTCCTACGTGTTCCTTGTAGTTCTCCCCCAGATAAATGGCCAGTAGTCATCCAACCTATACTTCCACTTTCGGTTGTAGAAGAAGAAGAAAAATCAACCATTCTAAACATGTCTGGATAATTTAAAGTATTAAGAACATAAATTGTTGCTTGTCCTGTGTTTCTTTCTACAGCTAACTTAGGCCACAGCCCTGTTTTTTCAAAAATGTATTTACACATATAAAAAAG